CCACCGGCAGCAGCTTCACCACCACCTGCGGCAGCTTCAGCCTTTTCTCTTTCTTCCTCAGGGATACCATACTTAGCATCCACATTGTCGAAGATACCTGAACGTTTAATGATTAACTGACTCGTATTCATTAATTCGAAACCAACCGCTCTTTCAAGACGTTGTTGTTGTAAATCAAGTAATACTTCAGCATCACTCATACCAAGAATATTTTTCTTAGCCCATGTATGAGACACCGGTAAAATACCCATTTGAGATTGGTCAGATGTTGCATCCTTATAAAGAGTAACCTTTTCTTTCCATTGTTCAATACGTAATAAATCAGATTGTGCTGATGGATTAGTTAAACCTAACGTAAAGTTATTTAATTCATCCTCTAAACCTAATAGATACAAGTGAACTAATGCTATTTTATTTAACTCTTGAATAACTGATTTTTGAATTCTGTTAATTGTACGAGCAAAACGAATATCCATTAATGCTAAACTCTTACCTTCACCAACAACCTCTTCAAAACCTAAGAAAGCTTTTGGTATACGTAAAGCTGCAAGTAGTTTCTTTTGAATATATTCAATATCGGCAATTTCACCTAAGTTTGTTGCTCCGGGTAATGTATCGATTGGACTTGGAGCTGCAGGGTCACGTACAGGGATAAAATAATCTTGGTCTACTGACATTTGATTATATCTCATATCTACCTGACCATTACGTGGGTCGGATATTTGGTCTCTTTTGAATTTACTTGCCACACGTTGTACATAAGCTTCAATATCTTTATCATCCATGTTACCCACAAATATTTTAAAGATACGTCTTTCAGGTGCTCTTGATGTTCTATAAATTAACATCGCATCTTCAGCAAGAAGTAATTGTTTCCAAATACGTCTAATCTTATCTAACATAGAAGTACCATAAGGTAATTTTCTATCGTCACCTAAAATTCTAAAGTGTGCAACTTCCCAAGCTTGGAATTCCATATCTTTATTCTTCCAATGGAATCTCAATTCACGTGACGGCATTTTAACATCTCTAGCTTGTCCCGCAGTTTTACTTGATGCGCCTTCCAATCTTTCAATTTCAATGTTTGGTAATTGTTGACACCCAATGATACCCTTTTCAGGGTCAATTTTTAAGTATACAAAGTTATCCCCATACTTACATAGACCTCTTGTCCACATTTGTAAGTTGGTGTTAACATCTAATACGTTTTTGAATAAGTCATCAAGGATATTCTTTACTCTTGTTGATTCAGAAAATATTGTTAATATTTCACCCTTCTCAGACATTGTGGTTGATTCTTCAGCATAGATATCTAAAGCTGCGGAAATCTCCGGAGTAAATTCCATAGATTCATAATCATAATATGCAGCCAATCTATTTGGTTCGTAATAAACCGATTGGTTATATAATGATTGGTCAAGTTTAGCCCATTTATCAGCAATGTACTGACTTTGTTGAGCTTGTAATAACGCCTTTTCGTATTCTTCTCTACTATCGGTCTTTAATAATTCGTCTTTTGAGAAACTAAATGATGGTACTTGGTCGGGTCTTGTTTTCCCCGGATATCCAAACATCTTGGTCAATTTCTGAAAAACTGTAAAATTCTGTTCTGCCATTTATATAAATACTTTTTTTTATAATATAAACTAAATTATTAGTAATGGAAATATTATTTTTTTCTTCCATTAAACAACCATGAGTATTCCATATATGCTTCTCTACCAACTTGTTGATTAGTATTACCCCCATACATTGAATTGCTACTATCCATACCCATAGAACCTATTTGGTCAAATGACCCACCATATGAATAAAAAGATTTTTGTGGCTCATACGTTCTTTCAGACATTGTCCATGATTCAATCATTGCTCTATTAACTGATTCGGTTTTTTGTAATTGATTGAAACATAAATCACCAGCATATAATGCCATTGACATACTCATAATAGCATCATCGTGAGAACCTTTCATGTGGTCAGGTCTTCCGTTCATATAAACAAACGTATTAAGTTCATTTAATAGTCTACTTGACCTAACTTGAAAACCTTTTCTTAATTGTTCTTCAAATGCCGCAACAATCTGCGTTCTTTTATTGTTAAAGTTAAGACCGGGTATTTTTTCCATGGCCTTAGCGTTATATTCCCAAATGTTTTGAGTATTAACACCATCAATATAAATATTTTTATAATTTAACTCTTGTAATTTTCTTGATGTTGCAACACCCATACCACCGGTGATATCAATAACGATAAAAGCGTTACCATATATCACACCCCACTTATACGCAATTTGTGCCAAATCGTCCGGTGGTATCTTACCAATATATTCAAGTACTTGTTCTCTATCATCAAAATCGACAATACTAATTGCTGAAAAGTCTTCACTATCACCTCTACTAACATCGACACCCATAATATAACGGTGACCTTCAATTGGTTCTTTCCACTGCCATAATGTAGCTTGCATGTATTTCTCAATAGGAACACGAATCATGTTCTTAGAAATATTCTCTTGAACAAAACCCGGTATAACACCATCACCCGAACCCAAGAAGTCACACTCTAATTCTTGTGAAATTTTACGTCTATCGTATTTGAACTTTTTAGACATAGACTCAAACCAAGATGAATATGGTTTATAACCCTGTTCTTCCAATTCTTTATAATTGGACATATCAAACTCATAAATAACAACTTCGTTATCATCATATTGTTCTCTGTTTAACATGTAATGACATATATCCTGACATTTAACCCATCGTAAGTCTTTGGTATAACGAGGGTCTTTAAACCACCTTAAATCTGTTATGTGGAAATCATTAATTCCACGAATAGCTTGGTCGTATACACCATAATAAATTGGGTCGTAACCATTTGGAGTTGAGATTAGAATAATCTTACCACCCGTAGATAGGGAGGCCATAGATGCAGCCCAAAAATCTTCTCCTGCTTCAATATATGCAGCCTCGTCAAATACAAGTACGGTAGGTGTAAAACCACGAAGTGCATCCGCAGATGTTGCAACAGCTTTAACTTCGGAACCGTTATTTAATCTAAATCTACTCTCAGAGTTTTTATCGGGTGAAAATCCAACATTAATCCATTCGGGCCATTGGTCTAAGAAGTTTCTAATCTTATTAGCCATTTCCACGGCGGTATCTTTCTTATTGGCAATAATCAAAACTCTTTCAGGATTTTCTGGTTTGGCAAATTGTAATTTCTTTGATAACCAAGCGGCTGTTACGGTTGTTACACCGGCCTGACGATATTTCTTTGTGATGTTTTCGTTATAATCTTCGTAATCTTGAATTAATTGTAATTGGTCAGGAAATAGGTTCATTGGAACGAATTTCTTTTGCGTGTTATCGTATGTTTGTAGATACGTTCTTAACGCATATGGTGTATCTTTAATGATACGGGCATATTCTTTTAGTTGTTCTAATTTACTATTCATATAGTATAAATACAAAAAAAGGAGGTTAAACGCCTCCTTTATTGTTTGTAGTCATAATGATTACCTAAATTGATTTAAGAAATCTTCGTCAGATTCCTCATCATCTAAGTCGTCTTTTGAAAGTGATATTCCTTTATCACCTAAAAAACCATTTAAATCATTTAATAATTGGTCATCATTTGTATTGTTTGACATGGAGTCAAGTTCCGTTTGATATTGTTCCATTGCATCTTCATAATCCTCATCACGTAACATTTTAACAATACCTCCATAGATTAATGCGATTAGTCGTTTACCTCTATCCGTTTCACCCATTATTTCTTTCATTAATACCAAGAATTTTTTTGCCGGTAATGCAAAAATTTCCATCATGATATAGTTTTGAAGATTTTTATTTTGTTCTTCTAAAGTCTCTATTGGGAACGACTCATATAATCTACGCCAAATTGCAGGTCCTAAACGTAAATCCCATATTTCATACGACAGCAATTCTTGTTTATCTCTAATTTCGGTATACATACCTTTTGATGGTTGACCTTCTAATGCCAAAGTTTTCATCAAACCCTTTAATATTTCATGAATTAATACAGGGAAATTAACACCTTTAACTATGATATTTGTTTTTTCGGGGTCAATTCTTGGGTCATTTGGTGTAAAATCATCCTCATCATCCTCAGGTTCATCCATATCACCACCCCCCATCATATCCCCTTCAAACTCATCGTCATCATCATCGTTCCCTGAAGTTGGTCTAACAACATCAACTCTACCGGCAATTGAACCTGCCTGAGCCATTTCTAAGTTAGCAGCACTAAATTGCCAATAATTTAAATCATTAACTGACATCATCACACCATATAAATTGAATAATTGGTCTGAACCTGTAATTTGACGTAATCTTTCACCTAAAAGTTGGTACATCCAATGACCTTTTTTAGAAGAACCCGCAACTATCGCTTTAATTAAACGAAGCTTTGATTCTTCTAATTCTTGAGATGAATCCACATTTTGAACATCTTGAAATAACTCCATTTCCATTTCTTGATTTTCAGGTGTAATGTTGGCGATTTCTTCATCTGATAACATTTCCTCATCACTAACATCGGGGCTTTCTTGTTTTGCCGGTGAAATTTGTCCACCCATTTTAAAACCTTCTGAATTAGGATGACCCATATCTACAATAAATTTTATTTTATTTTCAATATTATCAGGTAATCCCATTTCTTTTTTAACCACCTCAATTGCTAAATCAATAAGCTCCTGATGATAATTGCGTTCAAGTCTTTGAATTTCTGTATGTGCATTTATCATCATCATACCTAATGGTCCCATATTTTGACCAACAATTGGTCCTTGATATTGAGTTATTTGTCTAACTTTATCAACTACCTCCTTATATCTTTCAGAAGCTAAAAGTTCAAGAAAATTTTGGTTAGCCCTACCTGTTTCTGGTGTTGGAACAATACTAAGCGGTGTATTACCCGCTTCAAGGTCCCTATCAACATCAGGGTTTGGTCTTTCAGGTCCTTCGTAGTCAATTGCCATCTCTTGTAAATTTTGTTTCACCAAAGATAACAATTCTTTCTTTGTAACTTTCATTTTTTATTTTTTATTTTTTACTAATTTATCTTCTTTTAATGCATCGGGTCTTGGATTAGGTCCAGGTCCCGGTTGGAATGGAGTACGTCTTTTTGGTTTTTGACCTGGTTTTACTTTTGGTGGTGCCTTAACAGGTGCAGGTTGTTGTTCTGCAACTTCCAACGCAACCGGATAGTCTTTTTTCTTTTCCTCTTTTTTCTTTGGATTTGTTTTAGGTTCCTCAGGTTCATTGAATCTTCTCATTGGGTCATTTTTATATGGTCCTCTAAATGGGTCGATTGGGTCGTTGTCTCTTTTTCTCTGTGGTAATTTAAATTCATCTAATTCCATTACAGCATCAGGTCTTGGATTAGGTCCAGGTCCCGGTTGGAATGGAGTACGTCTTTTTGGTGTTGTACCCGGCTTAGTCTTTGGTGGCGCGATTACGGGTGCGGGATTGTTACCAGTTATTGATTTAGATGAAAACCATTCAGGAATACCATTGTGACCCTTTGTTACATTTGGTCCAAATTCGTGAATTTCTGATTCATTTAATTTCATTGAGATTAATTCCATGATTTCGTTTTTAGATGTGAAACTGTGATAATTTGTTTCAGCTAAGTTACCAACCCACTCATTAATTTCCAACTGTGATTCTTTTAAACATTTATCTTTCAAAGAATTTAATGTACAATCGTGTTTCTTCATGTATTTGAAGATATCCAATTTCATTTCTTTTCTTGACGGTTCTTCACCACCTTTAATATGATTCCAAATTTTAGAAATTTCATCAGACTTCAATGTATCAACATCATTTAATCCACCTTCTTCTTTTTCTCGTAATTCAACATTCATACCAGAATCGGTAACTTTTTTAATGTCACTTGGATTACTACCCTTTCTCATTATCACAGCACCTCTACCGGTTGATTGTTCACCTAACATTCTTGATGATAAATCATTAAGTTGTTTATCGGTGAAGTTAACTAAAGTTTTCTCTGAGAATCCTTCGTTTATCATTTTCTGAATTATTTCGTTTCTTTTCATTAGTCTTTGAATTTTATTTCTTCATTTATTAGAAGATAACTTCTAAATTTTAATTTCTTTGTAACACTATCAATTGATTCACCGAATTTAAATGTTAATCTTTCTTCATCCGAGTCAATATCAAATTTTTCCCATGCTAAAGCAACTACACCATCTACAGCGTCAATAACTCCGAAATAATCGGAGTCTTGAACTAATTCTAACTGTAAATCTGTGTCTTTTAATAATCCCACGGTATCAACGTATTCAACGTCAGGGGATTTTGATGATACTTCTAAAGAAGCGGGAATTGTAAACCACTCATCCATGTCAATCTCAGTACTTGTACTAAAAATGAACTCATACTGTTTTTGACCCTTATAATCGGAACCAATTTCGTTGACATAGATGAGGTGCATTGTTTACTTAAAATATTTTGATAATGTTGTGTGAATATTATTGTTAATTTCGTTTTTAATTTCGTCTAAGTCGATTTCAACTTCATCTTCCATAATATCATCATCTTCCATTATTTCTTCATCTTCCATTATTTCTTCATCTTCCATAGATTCTTCCCCACTTAAACTTGGTGATACGTAATCTGGTTTGAAATCAAACATACTATCATCAATAGCTTCTTCATCTAAGTCAGCGTAATCATTGATGTTAAATTCGTACATTTCTTCTTCATTATCTAATCCTGATAAATCTTCCTCGTTAAAGTCTGTATATTCTTCATCAATTGATGAATTAATAAAACTTTCTAAAGCGTCCATTGGATTTGATTCTTCACCTAATTCTTCATCAGCTGCGACAGGCTCTTCTGCAGGTAATTCCTCACCGCCAAGTTCTTCACCCCCAAAATTATCTTCTCCACCCTCAACTGCTCCTTGTTCTTCATCTCTTTCAAATTTTTCTGCAATGTCTTCGATATCTTCATCGTCTAATTTGTCTAAATCAACTGCGGAAATAATCATATTAAGAATGTACTTAATATCATCACTTTCCATTTTATCTTTAATATCTCTTAATTCTTGACCTAATCTACCAGCATGTTTTTGAGCTTCTGACATATAATCAGAACGTTTTCCTTCTGAAGGTGCTTCTTCTTCACCACCCATGTCTTCACCACCTTCCACAGGAGGTAATTCAGGTAATGGTTCTTCACCTGCAGGAGACTCACCACCCTCTGCCGGTGGCATTGGAGGTAATGCCTCATCCGCAACTGGTTCTTCAGGCATTGCAGGTACAGGTGCTGGTGCTTCAGCTTGTGCTGGCTTATCAGTTTTTAAAACATATTTTGTAGCTTCGTTAATTAACTCTTCTTGACCTTTAATTAATTCAAGACGTTTAACCGCTTCAGCATATGATGAAAACTTATTTTTGTTCTTCATGAACATTCCTCCGATATAGTCAAGAGAATTTTCATTCAATCCTCTCTTTACATAGTATCCGTCTTTTTCTTTAACGACACCATATACACCACCTGTCTTAGATTCTGCTACAACCTCAGCTTTCGATGTATTTTTTTTATTATCGGTTTTGTAGTATGCCAATTCAAGGATTCTTTTTAATTTGTCATCCCCATTGAGCTTCTCACTACCAAGTGGTTTTAAATCTGCCATTTTGTATATAAATTAGATTAACTTATTCTTATCCTATAAATACATTGTAATACGGAAAAAAATAAGGTTCTTTATTGTGTTATGGATAATTTCTTATCCGCAACTTCACTTTTTAAATTAATTAATTTTTCTATATAACCGTTTCTACGAAGTAATTTGAAGGTTAAATTCTCATATGAGTACTCGCCACCGTCATCTAAACCACTTTGTCTAAATCTCTTTATCTTATCTTTTAATTCATCAATTTCTTCACTTACATCTTCACCATCCTTACTTTTTGAAATTAAATTGTCTATTTGGGTACCATATTCCTCACCTTTTTCAATAATTTTTCTATCATCAATCTTGGGATTTGATTTTTCAGGTTCTACTAACCATTTATCATGTAGTACAGAATATACTCCGGAAGATAAATGTTTTTCATCCACATCCTGAACATATAGTTCTACATCATATTTTTTAATCTTGATATTATGGTTTTTATTCCAAAGATTTTTTTTAGAATCAAAAAATTCTTTTAAGATATCTAACTTATAATCTGTCTCTTTGAAATCAATTAAAATGTGTAAATCAACATCTGAATAGTCAGACCAGTTATAGTTGGCTAATGAACCCGTAAGGATAATGTCGTGTATGAAAAATTCAATACCTAAAAACTCAATAAAATCGTCGGAAATTTCTAATAAACGTTTCTTTATTTCATCACGCATAAAAAATTCACCACCCTTTGAATCGAATATGACTCCGGATAGTGAATCTTTTGTTTTGAAAGATTTAACTATTTTCTTATCTGTAGATG